AAACCCTGAAGTCACGACACGGGCAGCCAACATCCTGGACGCACTGAGGCGCAACAGCCCTCAGGACATCTGGGATGCACGCAACCGACACTACCCGCTGCCAATGCCCGTAGCTCGAGAAGCCGACGTGGGGGCAATGTACTAACGTCGCGCGCTGGCATGCACGCACGTACACTATTTCGCAGGTCCAGCACACAAACCTGCGGAGAGTCGCATGTCCGACGAAGCACTGCTCGAGTCCGACGCACCAGAATCACAGGTAACGCAAGATGTCGGCGGCGAGTCGCAAGCCAGCGAGCCCTCGACGTCGCAAGCCACTGCGCCGGCCGCGCAGGCCGAGCCGACCATCTGGACCTCCTTCCGTGCTCTGCCTGACTTCCAGGGGCAAGACGACCGTCAAATTGCTGGGAGGCTCTACGCTTCTCTCGAGCGAGAGAAAGCAGCAACAAAAGCTCTCCAGCAATACCAACAGCTCATCCCGTACGCCCAAGAGTACCTGACTCACCGACCGCAGTTCGAGGCGTTCCTTAAGAGTCAGCAGCAGCCCGCGCCACAGCCGCAGGCGCCCGCCCAGCCACAGCAGCCAGAGCAGTCCAAGTGGTGGAATCCCCCGCAGCTCCGCGACAGCTACAAGCGGTTCATCGTCAAGGACGAGCAGGGCCGCGAGACGATCGACCAGAACGCACCGCCGTCGGCGCGCGAAGAACTGTACGAGTACATGAAGTACCGTGCGGACTTCGCCCAGAAGTTCCTCACCGACCCGCAGGCCGCCATTGGCCCAATGGTCGAGCAGGTCGCCGCCGAGCGTGCCAAACAGATCGTTGAGCAGCAGCTCCGCGAAGTCGGCGAAGCCGGATACGTCTCCACTCTGGAGAAAGACAACTCCGACTGGCTCTATGAAAAAGACGGAACCACGCCCACGCGCGAAGGCTTGATGATTCAGAAGTACATCGAGCAGGCTGCGCAGAACGGATACTCCACGCCGCAAGGACGTTGGCAGTACGCGTGCGACATGGTTGAGCGCGACCTGCTGCGAGAAGCGATGGACATTCAAAAGTCGCGACAGCAAGCGCCACAGTTCGCTGCGCCGCAGCAGCACGGCTTGCCAGCTCCTCAGCAACTTGCGCTTCCTGCGCCGACAGCATCTGCTGTGCCATCAGCAGCACCGCCGGCACAAAATCAAGCAGAGAAGGACATAGAATATTTGAGAAGGGAAGCGAGCAGGAACCCGAGTCGGTCACAGCCGGCAACGGACCCTCGAATTCCCAAAGGACCAATGACCTTCGAACAACGCCTGCGCTCTCAAATGAGACGCGACGGCATCGAGTGAAAGGCAGCAAATGGCCAGCAATACCGACTGGGCACGTACGATCGGGACGACTCTCGTCAACCACCTCAAGGAAGAGGAGCTGACGACCTTCCGCAAGTTCAAGGTCTTTGCCGCTCTCGAAGCGAACGGCAAGGTCGCGATGAACCAGGGCGGGCGAGGCTTCGACTGGCAGGTTCGCTTTAAGAATCAGCCCGTGACCTCGAACAATGGTGAGTCGCCGCGTATCTTTGCTCGCCACAACCTGTGGCAGCGTGCCAACCTCCCCTATCGTGGCTACAGCGTCACGGATCAGGTGAGCAAGCGGGAAATGCTGGAAAATCGCGGCGCGCAGGCCCTGATCGACGTGGCCGGCAAAATGGCGAGCCGGCTTCAGGAGTCGATGGAGCAGTACCTGTCGAGCGAGGTTTACGTCGACGGCAATGCTACCGGCAACGAGAACCGGTGGCACGGCCTCGAGTCCATTTTTGCGTACGACGGAACGATCAACGTGTCGACTGGCGCCAAGCGTGGCACCGGCACGTCGCCTGGCTCGAGCTCTGCTCCAGACCCGTTCGCTTACCCAAGCGACGTGTACGCTGGCCTGAACACCGATCTCGGCTACCTCGCCGGGTCGCTCAAGCCGATCACTCCGACGCCGTCGAAGAACTCGTGGCCGCTTGTTCCGGCTGACCCTGAGTACGACTACTATGCCCCGATCATCTGCAACTACACGAGCACCTACTTTGCTGGCTCAACCGGCACGAGTCTGGCTGCTTCGTGGCAGGGCAACTGCGTCGAGGCTATCCGCGAGGCAGTCAACCACGCGAAGCGGAACGACACGAAGGAAAACCAGATCGACATGATCCTCCTGGATCGTGCGCTCTACATCCAGTTCCTCAACCGGCTGGACGCACGCGAGCGAGCCATCGTCTCGAAGAGCAACGGCCTCCGCAGCTATGGATTCGGGGACGTCGTGGAAATCGACGGAATCGAAGTCTCGACCGAGTATGCCGTTCCTCCGGGCGTCGGGTACGGCCTCTCGATCGGGAACATGGAGCTGAAGTGCATGGAAGGCCAGCTCATGACGGCGGAGGGCCCCTTCTACAACGAGGAGCTCCAAAGCCACCGGTACGCGGTGTCGGTCCTGGCAAACATCAAGATGAAGAGCCCGCGCAACTTCATCAAGTTCGCGGCTATCGCCTGATCTTAAGGAAAGGAACTCATGAGCACTCTGACTGCTGATCCTGGATTTCCTCGTGGCTCGGTTCTGGGCATTCTCTGGAAGGCCTACGACGCCGAGAACGGCGACGGCTCGAACGTCACCGGCTGCTTCAAGGAATTCCTCGACACGTCCCCTTCGACCGGCAAGCTGAACTCGAATCGCGGTGTCATGTGCATCTGCGTGAAGAACTCCAGCGGCAGCGCCCTGCTGCCAGGCTCGGTGGCGAAGTTCAAGGACGGCTCTCTGACGGAAGTGGACGGCCTTGCCACCACGTCGACGCTGCGGATGGGTGTTGTTGACGAGTACCTCCCGGCCGCCGGCGTGGCGAACGGCGAGGTGTTCTGGCTGGTGGTGAAGGGTCCGTCGACGGTCACCAAGACGGCAACTTCCGTCTCGGCTGGGGCAGGCTTTGGCCTGTCGGCAACCGCCGGATCTGCCGCCGCCGTCAGCACCAACCCGCTGCTCGGCTACGCGCTCGAGACCAGCGCTACCACGAGCACTCGCATCCTGCTGCGGACGGTCGAAGGCTACTAAGCAGTAGCGCAAGCATGGTTCGAATGCGGGGCGCATGGGGGCGAGTTTCCCATGCGCCCCGTCTCGTTAGCAGCGGCGCTACAATAGTCCTGAGGGACTGAACAAATGTGCGCTACAGACGGCACGGTGTGTCGAGACTGCGGAAAGGCCTATCCGGCTGAGGCATTCCAGTTACCAGAATCTGGTAAGTCCAGCACTCGCTGTGCCTCTTGTCGCAAGGAGAAGAAGGCCGTCAAGCGCAAGGCCGAGCGCTCCAAGACCATGCACGACATCGAGGCCGGCGCCATTACGGCGTTCACGGCCACCGCCATCGCAGGTGGGCAGAACATCCCGCACAGCTGCGAAGTGCTTGAGCGCGTCATGGAGTACTTCGGAGGCGTCTCCGGGTTCTCTTCGCTCCTAGTCAAGCAGTACTTCGACAGCCCTCCAGGAAGCTCCCAGAGGGCCAAGATGCTCGAGGCCATCCTTCGCCTGGTCGTGAAGAACACGGAGCAGGGAGGGGCAAAGAAGCCGCTTGGGCAGTGGTCTGACGACGAGCTGGAGTCCGAGCTGGACGCCCGGCTCAAGGTCATTGCCGTTCAGTATCAAGGGAGGATTGTCGATGGGACGTTCACGGAAGAAGCCGCAGGCGCCTCCGCCCCTGCCGTCGGTCTCACGGATGAGCGGGTTCCAGGCGGACCAGCTGAAGGAGATCCAGGCCGAGCTCGCCGACCGAAGAATCGAGGCGCTAAAGCTGTACAGCCCGACGCCGCAGCAGGCGGAGATGCACAAATGCAAGGCGAGTGAAGTAATCGTTTTGGGCGGCAATAGGTCCGGAAAATCCCTGTCCACCTTTATGGAGGACGCCAGAGCCGTCACCGGTCAGGATCCTCACAACAAGTACCCACTCAAGGACGGGAACCTTGTGATCGTGGGCCGGGACTGGAAGCACATCGGCATGGTGGTGTACCCCATGCTGTTTCGTGCAGGTGCTTTCAAGATCATCAAGGACAAAACCACAGGACAGTGGCGCGCCTACAACCCTGCGCTGTTGGGAGACGTGGAGCGGTCGGCGCAAGCCAAGCCAGCCCCCCCGATGATCCCGCCCCGCATGATCAAGAAGATCTCTTGGCTTCTTAAAAGCGCCAGGTACATCCAGTCCTGCGAGCTGACCAACGGCTGGACGATCTACTTCTTCAGCTCAGAAGGCGAGCCTCCGCAGGGTTTCCAGGCCGACAGGGTGCACATCGACGAAGACTTGTCCTCTGAGGCGTGGCTCCCGGAAATGCAGGCGAGACTTGCCGACCGTAAGGGCTGCCTGTGCTGGTCGGCCATGCCGCACTCTAAGAACGACTCTTTGGCCGGATTGTCCGAGCGTGCCGACAACGAGATGCTGGCCGGCAAGGAAAAGCCAGACATCGTCAAGTTTGTCCTGCGGTTCCTGGACAACCCGCACATCGACCCGGACGAGAAACGCAAGAACCTCGAGCGCTGGGCGGCGCTCGGCGAGGACGTTCTCAGGATGCGCAGCGAGGGCGAGTTCGTTACAGACTCGATCCTGTGCTACCCCAGCTTCACGATGACTGTGCACGGATACGACAGGTCCGATCTGCCAAAGAACGTAGTTCCGGATGACTGGACAAGATACGCAGTCATTGACCCTGGACATGCAGTCACGTCCGTGCTGTTTGCGGCAGTACCTCCAGACGACTCCATGCTCCTGGTGTACGACCAGCTGTACATCCGCCAGTGCAACGCCGTCATTTTCGGGGAAAAGTTCGCAGAGAAGGTGAAGGCGCAGTCGTTTCACGCATTCATCATCGACATGCACGGCGGCCGGCTCAGGGACATCGGCTCTGGTCGGCTTCCTGTGGAGCAGTACACCGAGCAGCTGCGAAATCGGTCCATTACCAGCGAGGTGACCGGGTCAAGTTTTCTTGCTGGCTGTGATGACATTCCGGCCCGCATGTCGGCGACCCAGACCTACATGCACATCCGCCCGTGCGGCACCCCAACCCTGCGGCTACTCAGGGGCGCGGTCCCTGACCTGGAGCGCGAACTCAAGCGCTACAAGAAGAAGGTCAATTACATGGCTGGTGCCTACATTGTGACCGACGTGCCCAACACGCGCGGCGAAGTCCATGCCTGCCAGTGCCTGGAGTATTTGTGCGCGTACAGGCCGAAGTACCACAAACCTAAGGTCGTGATTAGGGATGAGCCTTGGTACGTTGAGTGGGTCAAACGCCGAAAAAAGCGGGCCGGCGGCGACGGATTCATCTATCTGGGCCCGCGCACAGGAGACTCCGATGGCAACCGATAGCAAGCAGCACGGCGCCCGTCTTGGCGACCAGGTTTACTGGTACGCCGACACCGTCACCCAGACCAGTCCGCTGGTCGGCTGGATCAGCCGTACACCAGGCGAATACACCGTAAACATCCTGGTTTTTGCGCCAGACGTTGGGTTCATGGAGAAGGCCAGCGTCCGCCACAAGGACGATCCTGGCCTGCTTGAGAACCCCGCCTGGAGATCTTGGGGCTGCTGGGACTTCAGTCCGGCCCATAAAGACATGCAGAGGGCTGTGTCTGCGGCTTCGACGGTCGCCATCGCCCACGAGCGGAGCAAGGTAAACAAGGGGTAGTAGATGGCCGAGAACGACACTGGAGAAGACGTCCTCAAGTCGATCTCAGGGAGCTGGCTCCGGAAGATCGAGCTCGGCCTGAAGCACAAGCGTCCGTTCACTGACGACGCTCGTGAGGCAATGGACTTCTTTGACGGGCCGCATAACTGGTTCTGGAAGGACGAGTACTCCAGGAACGAGTACGGCTACAACCGCTCGATCTCGCCGCCGGGATTCCGGATGCAGATCAATCGTGTGTTCGAGGCCGTCAAGCTGTTTGCCAGCGTCATTTATCACCGCAACCCAGTTCGGGAGGTGACGCCAAAGAAGTTCCCGTCCATCCCGCCGGAGGCTCTCGGCGTGGACGTGAACGACCCCGCAATGGCGCAGCAGTACGACCAGATCATGATGGAGGCCGGGCTCAGGGACAGCATTCGGGGAGTGGTCTCCAAGCTGATGGCTGCGTACCTCAACTACACGCCCAACGAGCTGAACCTCAAGACGCACAGCCGTCGCGTCGTGGACGAGGCGATCATCAAAGGCGCCGGCATCTGGTGGACAGAGCTTGTGCAGGATCCGGGCTCCGGGATGCGGGCTGTAGGAAGCTTTGCCGACAGCGTAGACAACCTGGTGCTGGACCCGGACGCCACCGAGATTGAGGACATCATGTGGTGCGCCAGGCGCTGCGTGCACCCGATCGACGTGGTCGCCAAGCAGTACGGCATCGACGCAGAAGAGCTTCGCAAGAACCTTGAAGGCAAGGAGTCGATGCGTGCCGACGACGCCAACTTGGGAGCCAGGTATGCCGACGAAGGCAATCGCGGAATTCGTCAGGTCGGACGTACCAACGACCTGATCACGTACTGGAAGATCTGGTCCAAGACCGGATTCGGCGATCGGCTTAAGGGGTCGCCTAAGGATCAGCGAGGATCCTTTGATGCCATCGGCGACAACGCCTACATCGTCGTGGCGGACGGGGTGCCGTACCCGCTGAACGCTCCTCCGGCGATCCTCGAAGAGCAAGTGGACGAGCAGACCGGCTTGCCGCAGTCTCTGTTCCGCGCCGTGCAGTGGCCGATCCCGTTCTGGGCCGAGTCGGCTGGCTGGCCGTTCGAGATGCTGTCGTTCCACCGCAAGCCGAACTACGTGTGGCCGATCTCGCACATCAAGCCCGGCATCCCTGAATTGCGGTTCCTGTGCTGGGCGTTTTCGTTCCTGGCGCAGCGTGTGGCCGTCAGCTGCGAGACGATTATCGGCGTGAGTAAGGCCGCCGACCAGGACATTAAAGATCAGATCCTGTCCCAGTCGCAGGGCGGGTTCAAGATCGTGGAGCTGAGCGAGATTCTGGGGCGCAGCGTCAGCGACGTCATCTCCGTGTTCCAGCTGCCCAACGCAACAAACGAAATCTGGCAGGTCATCGACGCCGTCACGACCATGCTCGAGAAGCGTCTCGGCCTGACCGAGCTCGTGTACGGCATGACCAATACACAGATCAGGTCGGCAACAGAGGCCAGCGTCCGCAGTGAGCAGATCAGCATCCGTCCTGATGACATGGCGGAGTGCGTCGAGAACAGCATGTCGAACATCGCACGCAAGGAGGCGATGGCCGCCAGGTGGCTGCTAACGGCTGAGGACGTGGCCCCGATCGTCGGGCCGCTCGGAGCTATGGCCTGGCAGGCGCACGTCATGCCGCAGGAGCCCATCCAGATTGCCCGTGAGTACGACTACCGAATTGAGTCCGGAAGCGCCAGAAAACCCAACAAGGCCACAAGAGCCGAGCAGATGTCGGCGGCCCTGCAGAATCTTGGGCCAGTGCTTAGCGGCTTGATCGGCTCCGGGATCGTTGACCCGTTTAACGCCCTGATCACCGACTGGGCCGACTCGCTGGACCTAGACGCTTCGCCGTACCTGGTTCCGCCTCCACCGCCGCCGCCACCAATGGCCCCTCCAGGAATGCCGCCAGGAGACCCTAGCGCGCCGCCTGAGGCTATGCCGCCTGACGTGCCTCCTCCTGCCGCAGAGCAGATGCCGCCCGCTCAGGGCCCGCAGATCCCCGTAGAGATGATGCCGCAAGCATGAACGAACTACCTTTTGACCTGCAGTCAGCCAGCAAAGACGCTCAAGACCACTACCGCAAGATGGTGGCGGATGGGCAGAATCCGCGCTTTGCCGAGATGTGCGCCCTCCAAGCCCCGCCTGGAACTCGAGGCACCGACCGCTCCTTCATGGAAGGGCGCCTAAACAGCCAGTTTTTCGACAGCATGCCGGTCCCACTAGCCAGGCGGATGATTCGAGAGGCAAAGGCCGCCGGGATCAATGTAGCCGGAAAATTCTACATGGGCGGGCTGGCTGACAAGCGAGCGCACCGCGACCCGGCCGCGTGGATCGACAGCGTGGCAGACATAAAGAGGGTAGCGCAGCAGCGCGACCTCCACGTCACCGGGATCGTGGAGCACACGCCTCCGGAGAAGCCGCCACGCAAGAGCGTCGACATCGCGCCAGACATCCTTCGGGAGAACGTCCGGAAGGAAATGCTGGCCAATCCGACCCTTAAGAAGGGCGACGCCATCGAGCGAGTCAAGGACCGGATCGTACCCCGCTGGAAAAGGAAGAAATAATGGGCAGGCAAATAGAGCGAGTCTCGGCAGTCACCAACACCTACACGCTGACTGCGTCGGCCAGCACCAGCCCAAAGATCCCGTTTGGCGGCGCCGCTGGCGGCGTGTTTGTGGTAGACGCCGTCACCGGATCGCCGACGTCCGTCAGCTGGTACGCGGCGTTTGGGCCGGAAGGCACCCCAGCGCAGCTCAACGATGGGTCTGCTGACGTCTCCAGCACGATCACGACCGGCAAGGCGTACCCGCTCCCGGATGCGCTGTACGGCTGTCAGTTCATCGTAGGCGTCGCCAACTCGGGCACCGCCACCATCCGCCTCTGCGTAAAGAGCTAGCGAATGCCAA